TGTTTCGATAGCCGATAACGGTGCCTGAACCAAAGGTATTGTCGTTCACGCTGATTTTCAGCGTCTGTCGAAGCAGAGTTGCCGGGCGACAACCGAACAGGCCGCCAGCCATAAGCAGTGTCAAGATTGCGTAAAGGAAGCGGCCCATTAGAGCGGCCACATGTCAGAACCGGTTGCTGGAGAGTTAACCGGATCGATCCCTATGTTACTCGGATTGTCGTTGATCGCGATCCGGAAGATATCCGGCACGCGGTCACTATCGCTGAGGGTCCCCAGCATGTCGCTGATCGAAACCCCGCCCAGGAACGGCACGGCGCACATGATCGCTTCCTTGCGCTCGTACTCCGCGGAGATCTGCCGGAAGCTGGTGATGCGCTGGCCCAGGTTCTGACTGACCCCATCGGCGGAGATCGCCGTCAGGCGCGCGTACTTGGCCGCGAGCGCGAGGGCGCACATGGAGGTGGCTCCCCACGTGTTCCCGCGCACTGTGTAAGCCCAGACGATCTCCTCATCCTGCAGCTCCCAGCTGGAGCTGTCAGTGTCGCCGAGATTGAACCGGATCTGGTCCTTGGTGCTGGTCGCCAGGTCCGCGGGGGTGTACGAGGTGGTCATATTTGCCTCGGGGCTGATATTTGCTGTACAGCACATATAGTAACCCCCTCGGCCTTTCGGCAGAGGGGGTTCGACTAGGACGACGTGCGCTTCGCTAGCGGGCCGCCCATGTCTTCAGCGGAGAGGGAAGGGCCCTTGCGATGAGGCCGGACCCGCCGCCGATTACGAGCTGACCGTACCGCGGCCCGAGCTAACGATAGTGTTCGTCGCGACGCAGGTGAACAGTGCCGCATACAGGGTCGTGAGGACCACCTTGGCTCCGGCAGCGCCCCCGTCGATGGCGACGCCGGACGCGTGTGGGTAGACCCAGGCGTTATGTCCGCCGCTGTTGATCACGAGACAGGATTGTCCGACGGCGAGGGCCGGCAGGGTGACGCTGTCGCCTGTGTTGGCGGTGACGCTGATCTGGTTCACCTGGCCGGTAAGCGGGGTGCCCCCGGTCAGGGTCTGGGTCGTCGAGGCCGTGACGCCAACATCGTTGGCCGGCGTCTCGATCGTGGACAGGGTGAGGCCGTTCAGACTTGCGAGGCCCGAAGACGAGATCGTGGTGAAAGCCCCGGTATTCGGCGTGGTCGCGCCGACGGTGCCATTGAAGACACCCGCGGAGACCCCGAAAGCTGCCTCGTTCCACACCGGGTAGACGCCGGTAGCATCGAGCGAGCCCACCAAGAGCATGAACGCGCCGCTGGCGAGTGAAATGCCGGTATCGCCGGCGGTCAGGCCGCCCGTCGCACTAGCGAACTGCACCTTCTGCGCGTACGGCACTGGGATGGTGGCGCCCTCCGCTGAGTACAGCGTCATGGCGTTGGCGCCCTGGTTCCAGACCATGGCGAGGCGGCCGAGCTGCCAGGGCGCCATCTTGCCGGTCCCCGACGCGCCGACGGTCGTAAAGATGCCGGCCATGTCATTGAAACCTACCGCGTTCGCGATGCCAACGGCACCGGCGGTGATCGCTGCCTTGAGGCCGACGAGCAAACGACGGACCTTGATCCCGCCGTTGAAATACTGCATCACTGAGGACATCATGGTCCGTACTCCGATTTCGAGGCTTACGCCTCAGCTGTTGATCCTTGTCGTTGAAGCGCCTTCAACGCTTTGGCCGCTCGCGCCGCGGCAAACGCATCTGGTTTCGGCCGGTTCAGATCCAGGTCCCGACGCTCCTCCGCGGCATCGTGCGCGGCGTGGTGGGGCGCGGTCTGGGCCTGCTCCATGTATTCGGCGGCCAGGCTGTCTACCTCCGCCTCAGATTGGAAGTAGCGGATGACGCCGGTGCTCGCCATGGCCATCCGGTTAGGGAGAGGCCACGCAGAGGTAACGTCGCCGGGGATGAGAGTGCCTGGCTGAAGGTTTTCGCCCTCACGCCAGCCGCCCGCGCGCAGCAGCATCGGCTTCAGGAGTACTCCTCCCCAGAGCCCCAGCACGCCGTCCGGTCGTTTGGCCAGCGCGTAGGGCGAGGTCGCGAACAGCGAGGGCCGGCTATTAGCTGGCGGTCGCGTTGCTGAAGAAGTATCCGAGGTCGGACCCGGTGACTTTGTGAGCGTAGGCATATTGGCCCTCGATGCGTTCTGTGGTACCGCTTGAGGTTACGCCGAGGTGGGGCATCGGGTACCGGAAGGTGGCCACACCCAGGTTATTGAGCCCGGTCAGGCGGGACCACACGAAAGTGAACCCGGCCGAATGGGCCATCAAGCTCGGGGCCGGCGCGGCATAGCTCAGCAGCGCGTGGTTGCCCAGGATAAACGCGGTCGTGATGGCTTCGCCTTCCTGCGAGGTCGCCTGGACCGACTTGGCGATCAGGAGACGATCCACTTCGAAGAGCCGCGCCAGCATGCCGCTGGTGATGCTGTCCGAGCTGGTGTACTTGAAGCGGTCGACCACGAGCGGGTGGCGCTTCAAGCTCTCGTAGACCGAGAAGCCGATCGTGAACGTGTTCGGCAGGTACCCCGTGTTGCCCAGCAGGGTCTTGCGGGCGTTGGAGACGTCGGTGATCGGATCGGAGTTGGCAGGATCGTCCCACTGGGTGAAGTTGGTGCCGCCAACGAAGTCGGTGCCCCAAACGCCCGTGGTGAAGAACTGCGTCCCCCACTGGACCTCACGCTCGACCAGGAGGCCGTTCATGACGAAATTCGTCGCGGCCTGGTCGATGTTGATCCCCGGATCGCTGTTCGCCTTGATGTCCGGCAATAGGTCGAACGCCCAGCGCCACGTTTCCGTGTTGTAGCTGTCGTTCGAGATATTGAAGCCACCGCGAGGCGCTTCCTGGCCGAACGGGCTGATACGCCCACCGCGCCGCAGGAACGCGTCCTTGGCGAACTTGTAGTACTTGTCGCTCTTGTGCTCCACGGGCACGACCGGGAAGACCTGGTCGGACACGAAATTGGAGGCGTCCTGCATGTACGCCAGGCTGAAGTTCGTCAGCGCTGCGTCAATATGGACGTCACGTACATCAGGTTGATACGGCATGTGACCGGTCCTCGTCTTGCGCCAGCACTATGCCAGCTGCGTGGTTACGAGACGGGGGTCGGGTCCTCGTCAGAAAAGGTGCGGGGGAAGCCCCCCGCGGGGTGTTACGTCGAGACCGCGATATGGCCGGCCGAAGCCCACAACCCGGCAGCGAGGCCGAAGTAGAAAGCCCGGAAAGCGTTGGTCACGATATTGGCGGTCGCTGTGGCAACAGCGTCGATGGTATCGGTACCCTGACCGTAGACGTCCAAGGTACCCGAGCCATCGTTGATCACGACACAGATGGCGCCCGGGAGAGCTGGGGGCAGCAGCACACTGTCGCCATTGGCGGCGGTAGTGATGTGGCTGATCCCGTAACCCAACTGGAAGGCGGCTGCCTTAGAGCCGCCGGAGGTAGCCGTGATACCGTTCACCACCGAGAGGGTCACTTCGCCCGTCGCGGTGTTCGGATAAATGAACATCGTGAAGACGTCATTCGCCGAATTGGCGGGAACCCGGACTTCGCCAACCGGGACGTATCCCTGTTCGTCGATCCAGGGAATGAAGCGCCCGCTGGCGTCGGTCATCACCAGCTGACCGACGACTAGCGCCGCGCCCGCGATGGCCTTGACCTCGCCGATGTCGTACAGAACGCAGGGGTCACCGAGCTGCGGCTTATTGCCGAGCACCTTGACGCCCGCGGTTCCAATCGCCGATACGAGGGTGGCGCCGGCCAGCGACGCGCTCGAAGAGCCCGTACCGGTAAACGCAGCGATCGTGACCGCCTGGAATTGCGCGGAGGCGAAGCCACCGACGCCCAGAGGCCCGTGATTGGCGGCGACGCTCGTGGTGCCGGAGAAGTCCGCGGTAGCGAGGATGCCGCTGCCCGACTTAACCGTTTCGCCGAAATAGGGAGTGATGTTGGTGGTCATCGATCTTCTCCGATGGAAGGTCTAAGGACGCTGCGCCGAGATTAACCCTGGCGCGAGCGCCGATCGTTCTCGTATTCCTGGTAGAGGTCCGGCTGCTCGCCGCAGACCTGCGTAAAGGCCTTCGCGAAGGACAGCTTGCCCTCACTCTTGGAGACGCGCTCTTTCGCGATCGCGTTCATCTTTTCGAGGGCCGTGCTACCATCGCCGGTGCCCTGGCCGTCCGCGCCCAGTTCGGCGCCCCAAACCTGCGACTTCACCAGCAGCGCGTTCTTGGCGCCGAGGCGCTTCGAGATGCTGGCGGCGAGCGCGGGATCGAGAGCATGCAGCTTCTGGAGGTCGGTCGCAAACGCGGCCGGCTCCCCGATGTCAGCAGCTTGCTTGGTGAAAACGGTGACGTCGCGCTCGCCCTTGAGGAGCGTGACCTGCGACTGAAGATCGGTTAGGGTCTTCAGGATGATCGCGCCACCCGGGACGCCTTTGAGCATCTTTGCCATGTCGTCGCCATCCTCATCGCCGTTCCCACTAGCGGGCGCCGGCTTGTCCTTGCCCTTGCCGCCGCTCTTGCCGAAGACGAGCTTATTGCCCTTCCCCAGCTCGATCGCCGTGGCTTCCACGGTCGTATCGATGGCGGTGTCGAATTCTCCGGCCCCCTTCTGATAGGCGGCCTCGAACAGCTCCTGCATACGCGGCCCAGTCACGCCCTTGCGGATGGCGCCGGTCTCGTCGATGAGGGCCTTGTACAGGTCCATGAAGACGGGCTGCAGCGGATGGGTCTCGTCGACCGGTTCCGTACCCTTGACGACCGGCTCGGGCACTGGGGTGATTTCGATCTCCCCGCCGAGCATCTCGTTAAGGTCGGCCTTCGTGAAAGTCTCGCCCGCTTCGATCGCGGCGCGGACGCCGGCGAGCTGCTTCTTCACTTCGACGAACTGCTCGGCGTCAAAGACGCCTTCCAGGGACTTCTCAATCTTGTCGAGCTTCTTGACGGTGAGGGCCATTTGTCCATCCTCAGGAGTGAGCCGCGTCGCGCAGTGCGCAGACCCGGTCATGTAGATGCCGGTAGGCACCGTGCGCGACAGCCGCCAGAGCGCCATCGCTATAGCTTACGTGGGGATCTAGTCGCGTGTCTGCCATCACCCCCGCAACAGTATTTTTCAACGTATTGCAATGCTCATCCTCTAAGGCCTTCTGAATAAAGCCCTTTTTGAGGATCACGCGCTTCGCCAAGTTCTTGAAGGCGGGGTGTTCCATGACCTTGCCGATGACCGTACCCGTTGCTTCGCGGATCTGGTCAGCAGCGTGGGCACCCAGGATCATCGCCTGTCGCGTTGTGCCCGTGTCCAAGCCAGGCGTAGATCCGAGAGCGAGACCGGCTAGGCCTCCCACGTACTTGGCCGCGCGCTTACCGCCCTCATTCTGCACGGCATCGTCCAGGATGTTGCGGATCTTGGCCATAACCTTGTCTCGGGAGAGCCCGAGAATACCGGCGGTCTGGTGCAGCTGGACGCCCTTACGCTCCAACGCGCGGGTCCAGCGGCCCATGGCGTCGCGGGTCTCCTCGTCCGGACCCGCCTTCTGCACCTTCCCGCTGCTACGGACGAGGGAGAGGAAGCGGCCGATGTGCTGGTTGTAGGCCTGACGGTAGGGCTTGGTGCCCCGGTGGCCATAGCGGATCGCGTGCACGTGAGCGGACGCGTGCAGGGCCCCCGCGGCGACCACCGCAGAGCCCGGCTCGTGCTTGGAGAAGAGAACGTACATTATCCGTGCCTTAGCTTGGATTTGACTACCCCATTGAGGTAGCGTTGCCGCCGCTTCTGCACTGTTTCGTGCGGACCACGGCGCCCGTCCGGCGCTTGCTCAAAGAGCCCGAAAACTGGCGTACCCTTATCGATGTTCCACTTCAGCGTCGGCACATGGGGCACGGTCGGCACACGGATGACGGGGAAGTCTGCGGGGACCACAAACATGCTCTTACGAACCGGCGCGAAAAGGCTCTTTCTCATATCCTCGCGCGCGGCACGTTGCGCAGCCTGGCGCTGTTCCGCTGTACCCAGATCGTACTCAGCCTGCCGACTGCCCGCAGGGGCGCTGGTAGTCCTCGGCTGCTCGAAGGGTAGCGGCGAGTGCGCCGGCGCCGCCTGGGTCTCGCGGCGGCCGATCTCGTGGCCGTACCGAGTTTCCCAGCCGCGCTGATGCTTCGCACGTTGCTCGTTATCGAGCGCCCGCACCGGCGGGATGTAGTCGCCCCGCTGGGTAAAGTATCCCCCTCCGGACGTATTCGCCGAAGCATTGCCTCGATGGCTCTGGATGAAGTTGGCTCGCTCTTCGGGGCTCTTCTGCGCCAGCTCCTGGTGCACCCGCTCGATGTGCTCCTGAATGTCCGGAGACCCCGTCGGAATGAAATTGCCGTATTCCGTGTAGTGCGCCCAGCCGCCCGCAGTACGAGCCGTGTGGTTGTCCTTCAGGGGGATATGAGGACTATCCACGTCGTGCTGATTGACCTTTATCCCCGTACCGGAGGGCGCCCGGCCGCGGACCCTGTTAGACCACGCCGGCACCATCTCGTGTGGCCGCCAGCCGAACCCCCCGGAGGGGGCCTCGTCAGACGTGGGCGCAGGCGGCGCGCCGGGGCCCGAACCCGAAGTTCCCGAACCAAACAGGCGGTGGGCCGCGTTTCCGATATCCGCCGGGTCGACGCTCGCTCGGAGGTAGCTCAGCGCCGTCTTGCCTCCAAAAGGCTGTTCCATAGGACGTTTGAATGTGTGCAGGATACGGTGCAGGGTGTGCAGGGCTTTCTGTGCCTTATTGGGCGTCTCAGTGGGATGCGGACCCAGGTGCTCTGGTCGGATCTGCACCTTGGTGTGAACGCGCGTGCCGCTGCCGGCGGGTTGCCCCTCTGCCTCTTTCAGGTGATGCTCGAAGTTAAACTGCACGCCCCCGCCCTCGACAGGATTAGCTCCCGTAGGGCGGGTCGTTTTGACGGCATGGACGGTGTGGGCGATGGCCCCATGAGCGATAGCTCGCGCCTTGTCAGAGAACGCCTGCGCGACCTGGCGCCGGTAGCTGCCAGACTTGCCGCCGATCGCCGCGATAGCCGCGACGGTCCACCGACCCTTTGGGTCACGGGCTTCCTTGGATGTGTCCCTCACCTTGCCGATCTGGACATCCCCCGTAATAGCGGTCAGCTCACCCTTGGTGAAGAGGATGTCGGCCTCCGGGCACATGGGGGCGGTCACCAAGCTGATCTCGGTGATGTCCATATCCTTGAGGAGGTTAACCTTCGGTTTGGCGGCCATTACCGGCGCTCCTGAATACGCTCTGCATATAGGGCTAAAGCCCGTAGTCGTGTAGGGTCTTCCTTAGCGTGCCCCAACGCTCGGTTACACGCGTCACAGAGCCAACCTCGGAATTCTCCTGTTTCGTGATCGTGATCCCAGCAGATGTTTCCCCCAGAACCACACACTTCACAGTGTTCAGGCTTTGCCCGGCCAGCGCGACGTACTTTTTCCGCCCTCATCCAGTCCGTCGCGCCTTTTCGGCGCCGGTCATCTTGGTCGTAGTAGGACTTACGCTGAGCCTTCTCGCAAGGATGACAACGAGAAACATAGCCCCCATGCCCTTTCCTTTTTCGGAAGTGCTCAACAGGCTTATCCAGCCCACATCCTGAACAGATTTTAGTTTTCATTTACTGGGACCCTTCGCCCCCTGCCACCAATAGAGAACGATTTGAATAGCCCGGCTTTTGCAAGCATTTTAACTCTACCGTCTGTAATCTGGTAACCTATCAACCAACCCACTTTTCCTAGATCAATACCTAGATGATCTTGCAGTTCTTTGGTAAAAACTACGCTCTCTACTATGTGACCGATGTTGTGGCCATATTCGTCGTGGAGGACGCCGCCCTGACGCGACTTGGCGATGAAGTTGTGGGCCGCCTTTACCAACTCGCTGGAAGTGATCCGGTCACCTTCGTGGTCGGTAACGGTGATCCCGTCCTTCTCGATGATGGAGGCCCAGCCGTAAACCAGGCCCTGCTCCATGTGCTCCGCGGTGTTCCACTCTTTCGCGAGCACGGCGCTGATCGTCCAGTCCGGCCGCGCGTGCTTCTTCATGGTCACGGTGTAGCGCTGCGTCTGCTGGTTCGGTGGCAAGCCACTGAGACCCGCTTCGCTCGCGCCGGCATTGGTGCTGAACATGGACGGCTTCAGCCGATCGGTGTTCTTTACGCTCGCGCGCATGACGGTCTGCATGCGGTTGCGATACATTTCCTCGTCCTCGCCGGGCGCACGTGCGAGGTTCTGTATCTTCGGCTGCGCCAGCGAACGGTTGAGCTGGATCTGCCTACTTTGGCTCTCCGCGGTCTGCACACGGTGGAGGAAAGCGACGCTCGCCGGACCCCCCGATTGCGAGATGTCCCGGGAGACCACGTCGTTGGGTGAGCGCATCGGCAGCGCGAAGAGCTTGCGCACGAAGAGCTTGCCAATCGGCGCCGGCGGCCCGGAAGGCTTGCCGGGACCGCCAGCGCCAGGCAGACCACCTTTCGATGGCGCGCCTGGGCTCGGTGCAGGGGCTGCCTGCGTCATCTGGTCGGCGTGGATGGACCCCGCCATGTGAGTATGATCGTGCTTCGGCGCTGAGGCGCCCGCCAGGTCCAGCTGCTGCTGTTGCTGCGCCGCCTGGTTCTGCTGGCCCTGCTGCTGATCGGCCTGCTGCAGCGCTTGCGCCGCCGGCATGATGTCCTGTTCCTTCGCCGGCGTGAGGTCGAGCCCCCGCGCCGCCGCGGCGTCGTCCATTTTCTCAGCGACATCCTTGACCCGTTGGCGGATATAACCCCCGAATTTCGTTCCGGAGACCTGCGCCCAGGCCTTAGGGCCGAACAGATGAGGAAGGGATGCCGTGGCCATAGAGCCGAAGCTGCCCGAACTTGCATAGCTCGCAGGAGGTTTGTCGAAGAAGCTTTTCGCCAAGCGTGACTGGACGTATCGGCTCTTCGTCAAACCGCGCACGACCTTCCCGACCTTTTTCGCCGTGCCGACGCGGCTGGCGATCTTGCCTCCGGTCTGCAGGGCCTTACTGTTGTCAGCTGACTTCGCTCCCGCGAGGCCGCCCGCAACGCCACCAGCGGTTTCTATCGCTCCGGTCGCCGCGTGGGCGCCTAATTCCGTGGTGCCAAAGTCGAATAGCGCTCGTACTGCATTGCCGCCCGGCAGTAGGCGGCTCAGACCGTATGCAGCGGTCCCCGCGGCCAGCTCGCCTACGGCAGCGCCAGTGGCGATCTTGTGCTGGTCCTTCAGTTCTTTGATACCGATGAGAGCAGACCCGATCTTGGTGCCGACGTAATCGCCCGCCACACTGCCGAGCAGTCCGCCGACGATGGCTCCTGTTTTCTGTCCAATCGCCTCGCCGATACCCAGCTCGCCGAGTACAGGAATGGCCGCGCCGAGCGCAGTGCCCAGAGCGCCGCCTGCTACGGAGCCTACCTTTGACCCTGCCCAACCCGCCGCTATGGAGCCTGCCTGCGACGCAGCGACGCCACCGGCAATCTGGCCGGCGGACAGACCCGGGCGCCCCGCGGGCCGACCCGTCGGTTGATGGCTCGTGCCCGGACCCCCGAAGCGCCCATCGGCTTCGTGATCTTGATTGAACTTTTTCAATCTAACCGTGTATAGGGTCTTTGTCACCTGCGTTCCTCCAAGTAGCAAGCCAGGCGAAGCACCCGATCGATGTCATCTTTGAGCAGGCCTAGAGCCAAGTTGCAGGAGGAGCACAGAAGTCCTCTTACCTCGCCAGTCGTGTGATCATGGTCCACGTGCAGTCTCTTCATTGACCCGTTGGCGACGGGAGATCCGCATCCCGCGCAACCCCCCTCTTGGGCCTTTAGGAGACTTTCATACCCCTCTTGAGATAGGCCCATGTGCCAGTTGCGCTGCCAGACGTTTTGTTTCCCTTCTCGATTTTCCCGGTTGCGGCAAGTTTTGCATACGGTTCCTCGGCCCTGAGCACTACGCTTATGCTTCGGGAACTCGTTCAAGGGCTTATGCGCCCCACACCGGATGCAGGTTCGCGTCATTTCAGCTCACTCTATCCGGACCTGCGCCTGATCGGCTCGGGCCCGCGTTCGAGGGGCCACGGCCCTGGACCATGCCTTGCCTTAGGCGCAGACCCGTCTTAGCCTTGGCCTCCGGGTCAAGCAGGTTCTCGATGGACCCTGAGATGCCCGAGAAGAGCTTGCGCACCCTACGCATGGCATGATCTACGCTCTTACTAAGCCCCGCTTGGCTCATCGCTATCGCCACGGCCTGCGCGCGGCTCTTAACTTTAGGTCCGTGCTTCGATCCAGAGTGCAATGTTCCGTGTTTATACTCTCTCATGGTCTGCTCGACCGTACCCTTGACCACGTCGCCCTTTGCACCGAACGCGGCCTTCAGGCGCGCGGCCTTGGCATGGCGGCGATCAATCCACTTACGCGCCCAATCGGCCTCCTTGCTGGGACCGCCGTCCTTGAAGACGCGTGCAGTGGCCTCGTCGATCTTGCGGCCCACATAGCCGCCGACGGCCTTGGCACCCTGATAGGTCCCATAGGCCGCAAGGCCCGCGGCCGCGACCCGGAGTGGCAGTTTGCGCGGTTTGAGCACGCGAGCAACCTTGCCGGCGACCTTGACAGCCCCTGCGGCGCCCGCGAGGGTGCCCGCGAGCCGTCCAGTTTTCTCGCCAGCGCCTCGTTCCTGGTCCCAGGCACCCCAGTCCTTCCCGAAACTGGTCGAGACGCCAAGGGCTTTAGCCCGACTGCGGATATGCGCGCGTACCGCACTCTGGTCGGAGGAATTGTGCATCAGCTCTTCAGCGTGCACGACGTCGCTCTTGGTCTTGATCGGATATCGGCCGCCGGCCATCGCCGCGCCTGTACCGGCGAGATGACGACGTGTCTTGGCGCTAAAGAACCGCTTGATCACGTATTCGGTCGTAGTCATCGGTCGTCCCGTAGGCAAAACTGAGGGGAGGGTACTTCTTGCGCCGTCGGGAACGCTGACTGCCCAGTGCAGATGTGATGTGTACATCGCCTCCATCCAAGTCCTTATGAACCCGGCGGTTCGCGTAAAGGCGCGCGCGACCCATATACGGCTGTCGCTGGCGTGATCCTCGGAGCGTTGTGCGTGTGCCCCGCCGTGCCGCCAGACCCGCGCCTTTGACGACGTGAAGATGGGGATGCGCCGGGAGCGACATCATATTTTTGGTTCCAGCTTTGAAATGCCAGAGATCTAGTACCTGCTGCCGCGGACGGGCTCGTGCTTTGAGGTAGGCGATCGTCTCAGGCTTGAGAGTAATCATCGGTGTATCCTGAACGTGTTGGTGCAGCGGCAATCAGGATGCAGCGGCGCGAAGAAGACTTGACCCGAGTGGGCACCCTCTCTCCAGTGAAACGGCTGTCCGAGCTTGACACCATTGGGCTGGATCTTTACAATGGAACGGCACCGTTCACAGGTACGCTCGTCATTGGCGATCAGCCAGCCCACGGTCGTGGTCGCCGGCAGGACACCAGCCTGGACCGAGGACTGGATCGAATGGACCGCGCCACCGTTGGCCGCCGCCAGCGTTTCGTACCTAGCGATTGTGGTGGCGCGATAGGCTAGGTACCGGCGGCGGTATGCCTCTACTCGTTGGTCGATCTGCTCGGGTGTCAGCGACATCAGATCTTGCGGAGCTACGTCGAACCGCTTGTCCCGGAGGGCCCGTTCGAGAGAAACTGGGCTCCCCGTTTCTAACAGGCGGCGATAATTCTGGACGGCGCGTGCCTGGCTCACGGTGAGCCCGATGCTTTCGCGCATGACGCGACCTGTGTCCGCCGGCGATAAGCCGAGCCCGATGCTGTCTTGCACCATCTGGTTCAACGTCGAGCGGAGATCGTTGCCGATCTCCCGTACGAATTGCCCCGCGTTGAGCGCCGCCTGCTCCTGGGTCGCCGCGGCCGTCTGGTTGAACTGGAAATTGACCTTGAGGTCCTTGCGGATCGGCTCGCCAATCTGACGCTGCATAGCTATCTGCCCGAACAGGCGCGCGGCCAGGAGATCATTCGCGCAAGGTATCACTTTCTGAGACAATCCGCGAGCCAAAGCGGAGATGCCGGTATAGCGCGTCTGGTAGAATTCCCGCATATCGTGAATTTCCGCAGACGCGTTATCCCATCCGGCGAGCAGGTGCATGCGGAGATTAGCTTCCTCATTCTCCGCAGCCGCGCGTACGGGATCGTCCGGTTCCTGCATGTGGCCTATTAGCATAGGTGGGGATTTGACGAAGGGCATCACATTCCACCATCCGGGTCCTCAGACGCCGGCGGCTGGCCTGGAGGGGGCGCGTTGGCTTGTTGGCCTGACTGCCCCTGAGCCGGTGGGGTCTTGGGCGGAGCGGCCGCGCTACTGCCCGGCGGCGGGTTGCCCGATTGCTGCCCCATAGGCGGCGCCGCGGCCCGCGCGCCCGGAGGTGCTGCGCCGCCGGAGCCCGGTCCCATAGCCCCGCCGTTCTGCATGATGGCGTCTTGCTGCTGCAGCGTCTCCTGCGTGACGTCCGGCAGGCCCGCTATGCCGCGCAGGTACTTCTCCAGATCCTTGTCTGGGAATAGGACCATACCCGAGGCGGCCAGCGCGTTGATGTACGCGCCCAGGCGGCCGAGGTCGACCTGCTCCGGTTTGTCAGTGAAGAACGCCGGCCAATTTTCCTCGGGGATGCCGTTGAGGCGGCCGAGCAGGGGGACGATTTCCCGGTTGACGGTGGAGCACATCTGGCCGATGAGGCCTTCGATCGCGCTGTAGAAGACGTCGACCTTGGAGGTGCCCAGCGTCCCCGCACCCGAACCGCCCGCGTTATGCCCGAGGAGGATGAAGTCGGCGAGCACCGTCATGGCGATCTGCTGCGTGTAACGCTGGATCACCGCGTTGGTGTCGAAGTTACGTTTGCCGGCTGAGGCCAGCAGGGTCAGCTCGTAGAGCTTCTTGCCCTGCTCGTCGGTGTCCGATGGCAGGACGGCGCCCTCTTGCGAGTTGCGCTTGATGTTCTTGACCAGGTTCTGGTAGGCCGCCAGGGTCGCGGCGGCATGGGGGTCCGTCCCCAGGCGCGCGGCGGTGATCACTTCCGCCGGGATCGACATGACAGGGAAGCCCGCCAGGTCGCGCTCGATGCCGATACCCTCGATCTCCTCGACACGCTTCGAGAAGTAGTAGGGGCGGTACGCGTTGCGGAGCAGCGACCGGCCCTCAGGGTTGTTACGGTAGGACCGCGTGCGGAAGAGGAGCATCTTCGACCGCGGGATCATACGGATACCGCCGGTCCAGGGCATCTGCACGACGCCCAAGATGTCGTTGTTGTCGGCATCCATGATCCAGCGAAGGATCGTCTCCTGCGAGCGCACAGGGAGCTTGCGGATACCGATCATGCCGTCGTCGTACTTCGATGAGAACCGGTTGTCGGCTTGCTTCCCGTTACGGACCTTCAGCACGATCTCGTGGGGCGAGTAGCCATAGATGAACATGCTGAGGGCTTCCTGGATGAAGTCCTCCCAGGTGTGGTCCATGTCATCGAGCAAGGTCTCAAAGAACTCTGCGGCCATGCCCGAGAGTTGGGTCTCGTCGGCCGGCTTGATGTGCCAATCGATCTTGGAGATCGACTGGAAAATGATGAACATGAGGGCGCCGATAGTCGGGTTGGCGTCCGACATCTCGCGGTACATGCGCGCGCCGCGGATACCTCGCAGGTTGGGGTCGTACTCGTCGACAACGTAGCCGCCGTATATCTTGAGGCCCGAGTTGCCGGCTTCGAGCATATAGTCCGAGGTGGGCAGGTCGCTGTCGAGGTCGACACTGCCCGCGTTCGGCGAGCGTATCGCGCCCTGCCCCGCGGGGGTGTTGGAGCTGGTGTTATCGTCGCCCGGCGCCACTCCCCCCTTGGAGGGGGCTAGCGCGGCTTTCGCGAAGGGGAGGGGCGGTGCGGCCATGCTCAGCTGTCCTTGAAGGTCTGGAGCACTGCGAGAAAGTCCTCTAAAGCGGCACCATTCCGGGCTAAATTAACCCACAGCGCCACGCAGTGCACGTTCCCCGGCACGTATCCCTCGCGATTGTCAATGCGATCAAGGCTCGGCGCCAGCAGATCATATGTTGGCCCGCCCGCCGGCCAATGCAACGCTGCGCCGGTAACGGCGCATCTCATCGGCGCGAGAAGCCCCGCCACTTGGTCTGCGGTAAGCGTGCACTCGCGACCTCTAGCCGCGGAGTGCCCGCGCAGCCGTGCCAAGATGGACTTGGGTGTGTACATATTTCGGCGAGTGGTGGCTTGGCCCGCTGGGGTCTTAGCCCATCGTCTTCGAGCTGCTTTTCCTTTTTCTGATTTTGCCCAACGGGCGCGAGACGCTAGCCCTCGGCGCTGTTCTGCCTTCAGCTGCTCTGGGGTAAGTCGTCTACGATGCGCTCTGACGTACCGTATTTGCGCTTCTGCGCGTTTAACCGGGTCTTTGTACGGCATTGGGCTCTCCTCATGACATGTGTATAAACTCGTCAGAGGTTATCCCAAAGTCAACGTCACTGCCTTGCCAATAATTAGGAGCGACTATGCCAGGAGCAGCCGCAAAGGGCACCTTTACCCCGGTAAGCATCAATTCCGTAGCGCCCCACACCATAGCGTCCATTCTATCTGGCGATTGCTCGCTTTCGTCGCCCGTATATAGGCACATCTGATCTTCGAGCAGGGGGAAGACGCCCCAGTGGCTCACTTTCTTCTGCTCGTACAGGCGCGCGACGGGCTCGGCCCGGATAATCTTGCCTTTGGAGGCATCCACCAGCTTGATCGGCAGGTTTTCAGCGCTGCTCTTCAGGTTGACCCGAACCAGCTCGCCGCCCTGGTTCTTCTCAGCGACGATGCAGTCGGCCTTCCATGTCGTGTAGGCTCTCAGCGTCTCCGTGGCCCAGGCATCTGGCGAGAGCTTGGCGCTGTAGTCCGCCAGCACGTAGAGCCGGTTCTGAAACGTGCGGCCGAGCACGACGATACCCGTCTCGCTCGATCGCTTGTTGGCGGTGACCGCCGGATCGACGGCGACGACAATGCGCTTGAAGACCGGCAGCTGCTCCTTTTTGGGGTCGCAGCGTTGGTCGTCGATCATCAGCCGCGTCCACAGCGCGCCTTCGACGTCTTCGAGCAGCTCGGCGTACAGCTCTTGCCGCCCCAGGCGGGTACCCTCGTAGAGGTCCAGCACCGACTTCAAGAACTCTGGTGCCAGGTGGTCACGGTTCTCTAGCGTCGACCCGGAGGAGAGAACGGTGGTCGCGCGCTTCATGACCTCCTTCAGGATCTGAAGAGGCCGCGGCGTGGTGGTGATGATGATGCGGGGGCCGTGATCGGCGCCCGGATAGGTCAGGCGGGTCGCCAGCTCGATCTGGGCCAGCATGGGCTTCGGGGTCCCAGGGACCCCCTCGGCCGCGGCGTCCTTCTGCGAGACCTTGCCCTTGTACGAGGCCAACTCATCCGCCCAGGCGCCGTGAAACTGGTAGCCGCGAACGCGATCGGGCTCGTCGGCGCTGAACAGGCGGAAGCGAGACCCGTTATGGAGGATCAGCTCCCCGATGGATCGGTTCCAGACCTTGATGCAGCTGCCGGGGATGACGGAGCAGAGGCCACTTTCTCCTTCGAAGCAGATATCGCGGCCATCAGCGAAGGTGGGAGCAAAGACCCCAATTCGACATTTAGGGTATTGGAACGCCCACGCCTTGACCGTTTCGGCGGCGGTACGCGTCTTGCCGAAGCCTCGGCCCGCGAGAAGTAACCAGATCCGCCAC